ACAGAACGGACCTTTTGGTATAAGTCAAGATTTTCCATACACAACACCTACTTAATCTGTATATTCTGTTTCTGTTCAATATGCGCCCCTGGAACTGTAAGACCTCCTTTTATGGCTTCTTTAATTTTGGTTTTGCTCGGTTCCGGCTCCTTGGTAACAAGGTATTCTGTAGGGATATTAGATGTATCCTCAATCACAACCGATTCTGATTTACGGTAAGATATTGAAATTCTCGCCGTTTTGAACTTCTCACCGTCAAGATATCCAGATAAGTATTCCTTAAGCCGTTCGGCCTGATTACCTGCGGCTACTTTTCTTGCATTAAGATTTTTAATTTCAGAATCAATGGCACCCTCCTCCGCTTTGAGATTTTTGTACCAGCAAGCTATATTCTCAATCTTCTTTTCCTTTTCCATCTGGAGTCGGTCCAGACGTCCATCGTCTATGATTTCCCCTGTTTCCATGTCAACGCAACCCAATATTTCTGTATCAATTTCATATAAGTTCATCTACTTGTCCTCCATCTGAATATAAAGTGTAATTCTGACCCTCTGATTTGATAAGCTCCTGCATTCTTTCTACCTTTTTCACTCGCTTAAATTCCCTCTGATGGCATTTATCACATTCTTTCCAATGTTCCGGGTCAAGAAAACATCCGCAAGAATCACATTTAGAATTATTCATCATGTGTTTTATCCTTAGGAACTTTAACCGGTACACCTCTCAAAATACCTACCAGCACATTACGACTGGCATATTCATCGTTATCCAAAAAAATCAAAGCTGCATTTACCCGACCTTCAAGCTCAATAAGCTTTCTATATTCATTGGCAGAAATTTCAACTGTTCTTTCTTCCATCTTGCAAACCTCCATAATCTCTGATATAATCAGACCGAGTTGTTTTTTGTATCCGGTCGTTTAGCTCTGTCAAGCTGACGGCCCTTTTTATTGGCTTACCATATCCGGTGTACCGACTGGCATTTGTCATTGCTCCGGCCCGGTTGGTGCCATTCCGACGGCGGCTCATAATATCACCGCCACGCATATCACCAGCAATCCGCTTAAGACCATCACCGCAGCGGTCAAGCCGCGAATAATCATACGGTCTTTCTGCCGTGGGCTTAAGTGTGTTTTACCAACAGGTATGTATTCAAGCTGTTTCAACAAATTTCATCTCCTTCCCGGTCAATTGCAGAAGTATCTGTAATTTTTCTATTGTCAGTTTTTGAGGGTTGGCTTTACGCTCTCTAAACGAGCTTGTACAAAAACCCAAATACAAGGCCAGCTCATTATCATCAAAGTTATTTCTTATTTTGGCTTCTTCTATCAGCAACCGGATACTGTCCTTTTGCCATTCTGACGGCTTCTTAGATTTCACTCCACTTCCTCCTTAATGTCAGTTTTGCTGACTAAATGGTTTCGGTAAAGACATCCAAGCCAACACATCCTCATCATAACGTAATGGCTTTCCCCATCTATACCCATACCATGTGCCAATGGTCACATCCCTATCCCGCAGGGTAATCAACACAGTATCACCTATTTCCGGCAACCGCTCTGCTACTGGTATCCAACCACAGCAATCACCTCCGCCTTCTTTAAACGCCTCCATTGCTGAATTCATACCAGCCATAAACATATGCAATTCAGCATTGCTTAATTTTGACTTTTTTAATATTTCTCTTTTCTTCTCATCTACTTTTTCAATGAATCTACTGACATTCATATATGCAATTCCCTCCTCCGATTCTCCCAGAAATGCTAATTCTCCCGTCTATTCCAAGCCTCTACTGCTGCCTTAATTGTAGGCTTATAGCCTGTTGAAGCACCGCACCCGCCATCATTTCCATTACATACGGCAGAATAATATCCTGTATCTTCACACCTCTCAAAATTTTCGCAATCCTCTAAATCATGGCATATATCAATTACGATATTTTTACTTCCACAAAATGGACATGCTTTCAAATCACCTTCAACCACTCTCACAGTCTTTTCCTCCTAAAATGTTAATTCTCTGGGATATCCTTTTCCAGAATATACTCCAGGCAGGTGTGATTATCTTCTAAATATGTTTCATTGCACATGACCACTATCCAACCTTTATCCAGGCTTTCTCTAAGAGCAGTCATAGGATTTGCATAATTGTTCGGATATGTTCTCACTACCTTCTGTTTTTTCATTCCACGCCTCCATCAAAATGTTAAGTTGGCGGCGGCCGGAGTTGAACCGGCACCCTCTTACTTTCCACCATGGTTATGCCAGGAATCGAACCTGGACCTGTGTACCACACACCGCCATTAACTCTTAAAATACTGGTAAAGCGCTATTGCTATAATTATTAGTATATCTGCAAAAACAGTGCAAACTACTCCTGCTAAAAATGGATTGATGTACATCGTTTATCTCCTTCTCTTCCTCTTGATTCCCCGGCTCTTGCCGTTCTTCTTAATCCTGGCTCTCTGTCCCATTCTCTAAGTCTCCTTGCGTTCCTGTGTTGATGTTGTTCAGTCCAGTGCCATCCTGGGAAACATAGTCATAAGTGCCGGCCGTATAAAGCCATGCAGCATTGGTGCCTATCAGCGCCGCCAGCGTTACCAGAAACGCTATAAACCAATGCTTTGCATTCCTCTTGCTCTGCTCTATTACCTCTACAGCAAAATACTGCTCCAGCCCTTCCCATGTTGGCTTGTCCTTCTGGTTTTCAATGTTCATAAATATTTTCCTCCTGTGCTTGCGTAATACAGGAGAAAATGGTAAAATATTCCTGTATCCGCATTAGACTGATTAATGTGTGATACCGGGGTTATCTGTGTTCGAGACAGGTGGCCCCACCTTTATTTTGTTTCCTTGCTTCTATGACTTCCTTCATTAAGAAATCCATCCACGGGTATTTTTCTGCTTGCATATGTACAAGTTCATTAAATGATTTATCACTAAGCGAAATGCAATCATCATAAAATTGAGTTCCGATTAAAATAATATTTCCTCCTTGTAAGCTAATCTGAGAATTACTTTTCCCTCCTTAAAAACTTGTTAATAAAATACTGCTGACCTTTTCCAGTAACTTTGGTAGTCTTGTTTATTCTTACGGAGCCATCAGGATTATTCACTGTACTTTCCTTCACCTCAAACAATCCAGCCTCCATACTGCGTTGTGTTGGCATATTCCATTCCGAACCATTCCGTTTAATGAGATAGCCATTATCCCTCAACCAAGAAAATAGTCTTTTCTGTCCGATGTCCACGCCGTTTTGTTTAATCAGCTTTGCCAAGTCACCAATAAGAATTGATGTATGACTAGTTGCCACAGCATCAGCGAATATTTCTTTCGGTTTCATACGCTGAACGTCCTCCAGGAGTACAGTGTTTTGTGACTTTAGTTTGTCAATGGTCTTTCCTGCCATTTTTAACGCCCTTGCCATGACCTGCTCCGGTGTGTTCCATGCTTTCTCTAAGTCAAGGAAATACTGACGGTACTGCCTGCCTTTTTCGGAACGTTGTATCATGCAAATCTGTTTTGCCATGTCTACGCTAATCTGATAGTCAACTATCTCCCTTTTAACCTCTCTACTTCCCTCAATTTGAACCCGCTCATTTTTGAGCATGTTGAAATCTTTACCGATTTCAAATCCATATTCTGCCATTCTAGGAAACCAATCCTTAAAAGCTGTCTTGATTTCCAGTCCCTCATGCAATTCCCTTGCCGATACTGTTGGCTGTTCAGCATCGTAATTGATTTTTATAATTTCTTCCATTAAATCTCCTAATCTAAGAAATAAGCTTGTCCACTTTAACTTTTAAAACATCCGCGACCGCTTTGAGGCTTTTTACAGTTGGGCTTGAATCATTCCATTTGCTAATAGCTCCATTTTTTAATCCTGCTTCGATTTCAATAGACCTAACGCTCAAACCTCTTTCTTCGCATATTTCTTTAATTTTGTCATAAATCAATTTATCACCCCCTCTCATTTTAGAAAATATTCAGCAAAACCCTTGACAAAACTTAGAAAGTATTCTAATATAAAGTTACCACACAATTTATTAGAAAAATATCTGTACCCATTAAGTTTTACCGAAAGTTTTCTGTGTTCATACCTCTATTATACAGAATTCTTTCTAATTGTCAAGCCTTTTTTACAGAAATTTTTCTGTAGGTTAGAAAGGAGTTATATGACCGTATATGAGCGGATTGAAAGCTTAAGGAAATCCACTGGGCTTTCGCAAGGAAAATTAGAAAAAGAGCTTGGTTTTTCTAATGGTTCTGTATCAAAATGGAAAACCAGCACTCCCACACCGGAGCGATTACAGAAACTCGCTGATTTCTTTGGTGTAACTGTTGATTACTTAATGAATGGGAAGGAGGAAACCCCAGAAGAAAAGAAGCCCACTCTTTCTAATAACGAAGAGCTTAATGTAATTAATGATGTTGACGAAATTATGAAGCGCATAAGGAACAACGAGACGGTTGTCCTAAGATTTAACGGCGAGGATTACTCGGGGGATGAGGATGAGGATAAATTATTAAGAGACTCACTGTTATCACTTTGTAGGGCAGCTAAGATTAAGAAAAAGCAGGAAGGCTTTGGAGAGTAGCGATTGGAGATTAAAGATACTGTTTTGAATCTGGTTGAAAAATACGGAACCAGAAATCCTATGGAACTTGCGGACTATTTAGGTTTTATTGTACAAAAGCATGACCTGGGGAAATACTCGGGTTACTACATAGAATACGAAGGAGTACCGTGTATATGCATCAACTCACGCATTACCGATACCAAATACAGTGATATTGTCTTAGCCCATGAAGTAGGTCATGGGGTGTTACACAAAGGTACTGAATGTATGTTTTTTGGAGGAACTTTTTTTAGTAAAGCCAAGCCAGAGCAAGAAGCAAATATTTTTACTGCGGAGCTACTGATACCGGATACTACTATATTAGAAAACCCAGGATTAAACAAAAAGCAACTTTCCTGTTTAACAGGATACAGAGAAAAACTTTTTGAATTTAAAGAATGGAGATAGCCTATGCGTCCCAGTCAATACCATTATATAAAGCGCATGTGGGTAAGAAGTTCGTATAAGCGAAAAGAAAAAAGGAAACGTATATTATTGCTACCATTTCGACTGTTTTATAATTTATATAGTTTTCCTTTTAGGTTAATGGCCTATCCATTTAAAAGTAGCAGAAAAATAAAAACATATAAAAATGATATGTCTAAAGAAATAATAAAAGGTATTTTGGGTGGGGTATCAATTTTACTTATAATATTTTTAATATTATACTGTATTCAGAATTTCTTTTATTTATTTGGTTATGGACCTATAATATTGTTTGTGATTTTATTATCTATATTTATATATTGTAAGTGGGCTAAAAAAGAAATCTATGAATTACCAGAAAAAATTTTAGAACATATAAAAACATTGGCAGAAATCGTAAACACCACCAAAGATGAAGATATATTTGAAACTTCATTGAATGAGATTAAAATAGAATTGAATAAATTGGTATCTTATGAAAAAAATGGATGTCTGGGGCCAGAATTTTGTCCATCAAAGGACCTGGAAAAAATTACTGCTAACGAACAATTAACCAGAAAAAGATTTGAAGAAAGAAAAAAGTTTGATGTAGAACAATATGCAAAAATGTGTAATGCCTATATTGAACATCAAGAAGAGATGGAACAGTATAAGGATTCTAATTGAATCACAGGGATGGTTATTGAGTCTGATGCACATTACGGAGGATGTTCATGAGTATTAAGGGCGCTTCGCAAGAGTTATTTGTAGGTAAAAAGGATTCCAAAATTATAGACTTGTTTGGGAATTCTACAAAAATTTTTTACTCAGATTTAAAAAAAATTGAGTATTGCTATTTTCAAATTGGCGTAGGTGGTGGATATCTGGATTTTGTTTATGATTCAAATAATGTAAAACGTTTTGACTTTAATCATAAAGCAAATGATAAAATAAGAAGAACTATTGAACTAATACAAGAAAATAATCCAGAATTAGAAATTATTGAACATTCTACTGAAGATTATAAATTCTATCAAAAGGATTGGTTTTATCTTCTAATGCTTTTCATTTGTTGTATGCCTTTAGGATTGTTTTTAATGTGGTATTACAAAAAAGGCACAAAATCAATGCGAATTATACTTACGGTTTTATTTATAACTTTATGGGGCATTGGGATATTCTCATCATGGCCACGCACTTACAGTTATCACATAACACTGAATGAATATAATCAATGTACTACTGGAATGACATACCAAGAATGTGTAAATATAATTGGTGGAGAAGGAGAACCTATGGCAGAAACTAATATTTTAGACATTAATTCTACCGCATACATTTGGTACGGAGATGATTCATCAGGAGCTAATGCAACGATGTATTTTACAAATGGAAAATTGACTTCAAAAGCGCAATTTGGTTTGAAATAAGTAAAAACCGGCCCCTGCGCCAACAGGAACCGGCCTACATACCCGAAGATATGCACTATAATTCGCACCTATATTGTACCATCTTCGGGGCGGCTTTGCAAGATATTTGCGGAGCTGTATTTTTTATACCTATTTTTAGGAAAATCAATTGAAGGAGGAAAGAGAAGTGACTACAAAAGCCCCGAAAAAGAAAAAAGGAGAACTACCATCCAAAAATATCCGTGTACAATTATATTTATACACGGATGAAAAAGGTAAACGGCATTACAAAAGCTTTGTTGCCCCATCACGCAAAATCGCACAAGAAATGGCTGCCAGATGGAAATTAGATATGAAGGATAAGCCCATAGAGAAATACAATGAACCGGAAGAGGACGAAGAAGATATTACAGTCAATGATGCTATTGAACGCTATTTAAGCGCCAAGAGCGGTGTTTTAAGCCCTTCTACGCTTAGAGGGTACACTGGTCTGCAAAGACAGTATTTCGGCGGCGCATTTGGTCAAAAAAAGCTTTCAGAACTGACAAGTCCATCTGTGCAAATATGGGTAAGTAATTTAGCTGCAAAAAAACTATCTCCAAAAACGGTAAGAAATGCCTATGGTCTGTTATCTCCAACGCTGGAAATGTTTGCACCCGAATTAACTTTAAACGTTAAGCTGCCTCAAAAAAAACGTCCTAACTTATATTGCCCCAATGACAATGATATTAAAAAGTTGCTGGACGCTATCAAAGGCACTGATTTAGAGATAGCCGTATTGCTGGCTGCGTTTGGTCCACTTAGAAGAGGGGAAATAAGCGCTCTAACCGATAAGGACGTGGATGGTAAAATTATCCATGTAAGAGATAATATGGTCAAGGGACCAGACAATCAATGGTATATCAAACAGCCAAAGACAGATGACAGTACAAGGGATGTAGAAATGCCAGCATTTGTAATTGACCGGATATCTGAAAAAAAAGGAAAGCTGGTTGATATGAACCCGGATTACATCACACACCGATTCGGGCGAGTACTCAAAAAGATTGACATACCCCATTTCCGCTTTCACGACCTACGGCATTATGCCGCATCCATTATGCACGCTATAGGGATACCGGACCAATATATTTTGCAGCGGGGAGGATGGGCCAGCGACAATATTATGAAAACCGTATACAGAAATGCGATTGACTCTGAAACCGTCCGGCAAAATAAAAAAATTAATAAGCACTTTGAAAAGTTGAACAGCATGTAATAAAATAGCATATTTTTCGTGTTGCATCGTGTTGCATATATCATAAAAAATATAATATAATCCTCCGTTATAGGCAGAGGAAGTGATGTTTAAAAACATGAAAAAACCTTGTAAATACGTTGTTTTTCCCGTATCTACAAGGTTTTATGGAAAAGCTGCTGACGGGAATCGGACCCGTAAAATACAACGGTTTTATGCGGTTTCCAGGCTCCGTGTTGCATATCGTGTTGCATATTTCCGAAGATGGTATAATATTTATAGAAGCGTCAGTGTAAAAATCTGGCGCTTTTATATTGAATTAGAATCCTCTATGTACCAGATTTCCTGCGCGCCATTATCTTGACTATGCCAGCATGCCCCCTCCAATAGACCGTTTGGTGTAGGGTCAAAGTAATACCAATCCCCCGAACCGTCATCCGGGTCACATGTACTGCCATTCCATCGGTGCCAGCTGGTACAAGCATAACCATCCTTATTGAATAGATACCAATGGTGATTTATGATACACCACTTATTAGCCGGGTAACTTCCATCCGGTCTGCGGTACCACCAGCCGTTATTATCCTTAATCCAGCCTGTGCGCTCCTGCTCAGTCCAGGTTTTCATAAATTGTTCTGGATTTTGGTACAATTTTTTGATTCCACTGGTGGAGCTGCCCCAATCAGGAAGTTGAAAATGTGGCTTGTCCACAGGAGACTTCCAGTTTCCTCCCCATTCAAGGCCGATAGATACACCAATAGCACCCACGCGGTTAAAAAAGCCGCCAATTTCGTTATAGGCTCCAGTGCCATCATTGCGGAATATATCAAAAGCTGTCCCCCACTGATGATAGGAGCTGTAGCTGCTGCCGGGAGCATTAGTTACAATGTTACCCGGTTTAGTCCTACCCTGAGCGTATAGTGCATCCTGTTCTGCCACGGTCCGAAGTGTCTCGCCTATCTTAATTTTTAATCCCTGTTTATTACATTCATCCACCAACTGACCTGCTAAAAGCTGTAAGCGTGGATGGCACAATGTGATATCTCTCATAATCATCCTCCAATTATGCTGTTTTTCTGCTGCTCTGTAATCCATCCAATTGACACGGCCCGGTTGAGTTCGGAAACGGTTAAGGGTCCTTTGCCATTGTTATATAGCCTTTTTAATGTTGTATACATATCACACCTCCAACTGGCTTAAAATTATTGCGTCTACTGTATCTTGCAAGGTCTGCACTGTATCCCGTATATCCGGCCTACGAAGCTTTGCAACCATAATGGTATCCTTCACTTCGCTGGTTGTATAATATGGCTCTTCCTCGGTGCCAGTATTTATTGTATCGGAAGATATGACATAATCTATTTTCTTTTGCATCTCTACCAGCCGAGTAAACCCGGTTTTTACTTCCATCGGCTGACCGTCCAAACCAAGTATGTAAATTTTTGCTGTATGTAAAGGATTGAATTCTGATTCTACCGTTTCAAAACTGTCTAGGCCTGGAAGAAACGACAGGGTTAGGTATTCGCCTGATTCTTCCACCCCGTTTGTTATTAAGTCGTATTTTGTGTTGTTTGATAATTTTAATTGGTTCATTTGACTCCTTTCGTGGATATGGTTTTTATATAGCAAATAGCAATTTTACATATTTTAAGGATGGCAACAAGTATACTCGCAGCACAACCGATGGCCAACTGTCTCTTTTTTACAATCCTGACTCGAAGGCGCTTAGTGTATATGTTGATGGAGTAAACAAAGGTGGTATTAAGCTTGTCTAATGATTATTTTGTACTGAAGGCATACAGATTGGTAAGGATTGGAACCTGATTATCATAACCAATAAACTTTACGGCATCGCCCTTATGCACCGCAAAGCAAACAGGGGCAAAAGAATTGGTTGCCGCATCATTATTGACCCAAAATATAGTTATGCTATTAACTGATACATAACATCCATGGGCTGAACTATTAAAGCCTATGGAACCACAGACTATACAATTTTCTGTGGCCGTCCAACTGGTTCCGTTAGCAAATCCATCTTTGATTTTTTTGCTGGTATCTATGTATGGTAAATTGCTATTTGCAGTAGCAATATCCTCTTTGTTTTTTGTGATTTCTTGCTGCATTGCATAGGCCAACGAGGATGACGGAACAGTGTTATCAGAATTTGTTTGAACGGTTGAAATTAATGTTTTTAAAGCATCAATGATTTCATTGGCTTTTGCAACCGTTTCTTCAAGTTTATTTTCGGTTTTATTCAGATTATCAGCATCAATATCTGGTTCAGAATTATTTACATAATTAGTTGGATTATAGATATCCATTTTTTCTAAATTTTTGATTGCCATGTATGCCTCCTGTTACATAGTACATTTTAATTCACGTAATGTCATATTAACAACTGATGTGCTTGCTGTAGTGCGCATAAAAAGTGATATGTATATAAATCGTGTTCCAGTAATATTGGACACATCAAAATTATTCGTTTTTAAATTTCCTGATGTATTTGGTATCTCTCTCCTCCAATAATCTCCTAATCCAGAGTTATAATCTTTACCGGAGCCACTGGAATCTCGCATATATATATAATCACTGACATATCCAGTAGCTAGAACCATTTCACATCCTCCAGAAGCATTGGCGAGAGAATATTTCAGCGTTATTCGATTGATATTATCAAAATTGAGAGGGACATTAAATACAATTGCCGTTGTTACATAATCTGTGCTAAGAGGATTTTCAATGTGAATGTTATCTCGCCCAAATGTCACATCTCCTTTATAGTAAGGTCCACCTTTACGCCCAAAAGATGGAAACGAGCTTATTGATTGGCCTGGACCAAACACGCCATTGTAATACGGTGTATACGGGTCATCATTCTCATATCCTTCGTAATCTCCTACAATAGTTGTATCCCCTACTCTAATAACTACATTTTTTTTAATATTCGATGCAATAAGATTCGGGAGACTTTCTACAAAAACATCACCTTCCATATATTTACCAGCTGTTTCTATTGTTTGTAAATCTGCGCTCGGAACAACATATTGATTGCCTAATGTCGGTATGTTTTGTGTTACAGTACTACCTGCTTCATAAAATCCTTCTCCCAAAGATAGCGTCTGATTTAATTGCAATTCATACCTTTCAGGTTGTATAATTGGCATTTTTCCAATTTGTTCATTATCACTTCCACGACCTAAAAATATTTTTCCTTTTTTTACGCTCGATGGAAGAGCAGTTAAATCACTTGTATCTGCATTAGCTCCATTTTTTTTAATTATGCAATCAGCCATTTTAATCAACCCATCCCTCAAACGTCCCAATATATGGACCTATTTTAACTCCCTTTTTTATTACAGCACTTGAAATTCCCGATATGCCACCTATAAAGGTATTTCCAGTCATATAGGTTCCTTTGACCCCGGCGGTTGTTCCATTGATAGAAGGGTCAACGTATTGCGCCCCTAGCGTTGGGATATCCTGTTTTAATGTTATTGAAACAAAATATCCTTCTGGGATATAAAATTTTCCATTAATCGGGAAATCATGTTCCACATTATAATAAGTTGGCATAGTTCCCTCTTGTGCATTTTCTGTTCCTGCACCAATAAACGTTTCTCCATACCTGACATCTTCTGGTTTTGCAGTAAGATAGTCATTATTAAACATGCCTCCGTTATATAGTATACATTCTGCCATGCTAATTCCCTGCCCCTTTTACGAGAATTTGAAAATCTGTTGATGGTTTAGAACCATAGCAATATAATGTAACAACTCCATTTCCGCTTTCAGCACTATCGACATATCCAAAAGCTTTTTTTCTCTCTCTGGCTACGCTTGCGCTTGGTTTATCCCCTAAATATGGACCACCAATAATAAGCCCTATGTTCTCTTTTGCTCCAGGAACACCAACAGTCTGCGAATAGGGCACAGATGTGCTCCAATTTTCCGAAAGAACCATAATTCTTTTTATACCTTTAATATCTTCGATTTCTGAGTTATTTTGTAATACAGCCTTATTGGTTTCGTTAATATCATCAGCCGTAAAAATGTCTCCTATTTCCTGATACTCTGTTTTATCTTCAAGCGTTGTTAGGCCGGTTGACGCATCTGTGGTCATCTTATATTTTCGTAATCCGGAAAATTTGTCATTTTTAAAATTTGTTTTCAAATTCATAGCTTAATACCTCTATTTCCTAGAACTTTGGTTCCCAATTTAAACGACAAATGCTGAGGACCAGGATAGGACTTTTCAATCAAATTACCTAAATCATAAATGATTTTTTCTATGGCATTGGCCTGATAAATTGATGTGTATGTTATCTTATCTGGGGTAAGGGGAGTGCTATCGCCTGTATAGTACGCGTTTCTTATTGCAACTATATTTTTTCTTAGACGTTCCATTTCTTTATCCGTCCTATGGTCCTCAGGTTTCCAATTCAGCTTGTTGTTTGTCGTATTTCTATATCCATACTGATTGAGAACATAAGATACCCATTTAATCGCCTGTTCGATACGGTTTAGGTCTTTATAATCAATGTAAGCTTTATCGGTTAATTCTATTATGTCTGACTGCGTACGGTCAAAAATAAGAGATTCTAAATACTTACTCATGTATTTTTACCTCTGCCTTAATTTCGTTGGGAGAAAAGCTGTAATTGTAGCTCTCAATAATACCGGTGCGGTATCCATCATAATCTGTATCAATCCTAACCTTCTGTCCTAGTTTTTTATTTCCTATAAGTACATCCCCCACCACATTTTCTGCGCGCTGGTAATATGCATATACGCGTTCAAGCACTTGCTGAGCATTACCATTGTGCACCAACGTTGCATCTGTTACTTCACGAATATTTTTGTTAAACACAATATCAGGATTCTCTTTAAGGATTGATGTTGTAAGATGGTTGTATTTCTTTCCAGTTAGTATTACATTTCCACCGGTTCCGGTTATGTAAGCATAGTTATCACCAGACTGACCAATGGTGCCGCCAGTTATCTCCAGACCATGATAAGGCTCACTAAAAATAACCTCTGCTGTTCCATTCAAAGTATCATTATATAGTTCTTGCGCCTCATCCGATTTTTGATATGTATGAACTGTTAGCCGGATTCCTGTGACAATATCAGAATGCTCCAATGTAACCCCAGAAAATACTTCATCATTCAAAAATTCACCACTCAAAGCATTTTCTTGCGGATAGATAACAATTCCGTCATAATTGCTTGTATCTGCAATAGCTCCAATAGCAAAGCATATATATACTAATGCGTTTCTCTTTGTGGTATACGGTATGTAACCATAAAGCGGAATATCCGAAAATGATTCATCCAACAAATAATTAAAATCTTCATTCTCAAATATTTTCTCTAATACTTCAGAAACCGGCTGGCCTGTATATATTCCTCCAGCAAATTCATTACCATCCAACACCCCCACTGCATCATGCGCGTCCATATGGTAATCCGTTTTGTTTTTCCTGGCACCGTTTTTAAGATAAAAATTTCCTATCAACTCACCGTTGAAATATAAAGTAAGTTTCTGCTTTTTCTGTAAATCAAACGGTATATCGGATGTTGTCCTGACCGTGAAATTCAAGGTGTTAATACTTATGCTTTCTGATATTGCATTGATTTCTTGCAAACAGTTTCTTTCCAATAATTCGTTGTCCAGAAAATCACGGTATATTCCATAATCTATTCTGGTAACAAATACTGGCCTTATGGGTTTTGATGTCTGCAAAAACGTGATTTCAAGTTTATTATATCCTCTCACATAGTTATTACAAAAATATCGCACTGATTCCGGGGAAAACTCCATATCTGACAATAGGTTATTATCCGCGTACCACTTTACTCTCATTCGTGTGCAATAATCTCCAGACATCATATTAAAAGTAAAAAGCAGTCCTACACTGGTGAATTTTTGATTAAAGGTTACTGTCAGCATGGGGGATTCAATTAACTTTTCAGTTGTTGATTTAGGATATAAAAACATTCCTGGATGCAAACCCATTTGGGGCTTAAGTCCTTGGCTTTGCTTAACATATCCGAACAATCCTTGTTCATTTGATACTTCTGGGCTTATATATCCATACGGAAGCGGATTATCTGGAAAATTGATATACTTTCCATTCAGCAGAGAAAACCGTGGAAAGCATAGAGCATATCCAGGATAAGAAATATCATCTCGCTTTAATTCTGGAAATTCCTGCTCTGTTATTGTCCCACGCGGATGTAAACCAGGGCCTGGACGAAGTCCTATTCTCGGTCTTAATCCAGGTCTTGTAATGGATGCTGTACTATTTTCTTTGGCATAAGGGGCCAAGTCATCATAAACAATCTTTAATCCCTCAGTATTCTGTTCTGCATCAGATAATATGGATTGCTTTAAAAACACATCACGGCCTCCTCTGCGGCTCCATAGCGGTAAAGGTAATGGATAACCCGGTCCAATGGTTACGCTCACCTTCTTTTCCGTTCTTGTTGATTTTTAAATCATCATCCCCGCTCGTTATGTATGCTTCAAACTCTTTGGTAACTTGACCATATGGAAATACCATATTATGAGACTCGACCGGAGCGGAGATAATTTCATAAAATGTATCATAGTCAGCTGGGTTACTTCTTTCTGCATCAATATCAAGCGTATAATTATAAAATGTACCGATAATATCACGGTGCATCCTATAAGACTGCAAACGTCCAGAATTTTCACTATCTGCGACCGAAAAATTTCGCTTTAAGGATTTTACCCATAGGCGGAGATTAACTCCGTCTATGGTAAATACTCCGTTCCCATTCTGAGCCATTATACGCTACCCTCCGTGACCATTCTTACACCCACACGGTTCTTTTCGTTGTTTCCAAATTTGACTACAAGCTGACCAAATCTTGTACCATCAAGTATTAGCTCCGCTTTAGCAATCTGGTTTCCACCAGATATATTGCTTTCTGCCAGCGCTTCCTTAAGTGCTTGCTTCATAGTTGATAGCGGAGACACAACTTCTGTTTCACGGTTGTTATCTCCCAAGATAGCAGCAAACATTCCTGCCCGCGGTGGTACTACTGTACCGGTTGCAAGCATTGGCATTTTATAGGGGACTGCTGCATAGGCAGACATGGGGTAGGCACTTCTTCCTCCATACCCACCAGAATATCCGGCAGATGCAGCACGCTTACCAGCATTAATTGCTATTGTAGCAGCAGCTATTCCAGCAGCTAATGAAGCAGCTACAACACCAGCGCCTACACCACCAGCTAATGCTCCTAAAGCGACTGCAAGAATTCCAACTGCCGAAGCCGCTGCAAGAATACTTGCTATAACTTTTTCTGTTGGAGACATGTTGTTCCAGTTCTTGGCCAACACAGCAATCAGCGATATTATGCCTGATATAGCAAGGACAAGGGGATTTATATTTGATACGGTTCTTGCTAAAAGTGAAATAACACGTTCTCCAATTGCTAAAAAGCCTCCAAGATTGCTTATTAATTGTCCTATTCCCAATACAAATTCTGAAAACTTCCACGCTGCAAAAAATGCCAGTACTGCAAGTGTAATATTTTCCACCAATGTCTGGTTTTGACTTACCCAATCCGAAAATCTAGTAAGCCATTCTACAACTTTTTCCAATGCGGCTATAATAACTGCTCCCGTCCACTCGCCTAATGGTTTTAAAAATTCTTCCCAGAGCCACAGACCTAATGGCTTAAGTGCTTCAACCACACTATGTACTGCTTTCAACGCTGATGCAATTAAATCAAATATTTTTGGTAATGCTTGCTCTATTCCCCATTTTGCAATAGGAAGTAGTACATTGTTAAGAAACCATAATAGTAAGTTTCCAACATCTGATACAATAGGTTTTACAGCAATCAAAGCCCTGTCAAAGCTTTCCAGCAAAGGTGAAAAATCCAAATCCGCAGACCATTCTTTTAAACTTTCTGATGCTTGACGGAAAAATCCTGTTATTTCAAGAATAATATCCCCAAGGTGCCTTAAAATGTTTGTGCCAGTATCGCCAGATACCCACGCCTTATCAAAGTTTGTAACTAGATTACCAACTGTATCAACCAGATTTGCAAAAGTAATTAGTAAATCATCCGTGATTGCTTTCCCATATCCCTCTACATTCCACACCTGCATAAACGATGCGCCTACATCACTTGCAAGCTGCTTAATAGCAGAGAATGTGTTTTGCAACGAACTCATTACCTGTGGGCCATTTTCAAGCCACGATTCCTTAAGCGGGTCGAACAGTTTCCCGAGCGTATCCTTTATAGCCTCTGCCTGTAGCTTAATATCATTGGATACTTCTTCCGTGGTAAACATATCCTCTGGTTTAAGCTCGTTCTTTTCTTCGCTTTTTTTCTTTCCTGTTGTTATCTGTATCAGCTTGTCAAATGGTGCTAATGCCTTTTCTGTTTCTTTGGCTGCATCCTTGGTTTCGTCTTTGGTCTTATCCAGACTATCCGCATAATCCTGCTGAACTTTAACCGCCTTGACAAATGTATCCTTTCCAGTTAATGCCGCCAGCAGTTGCGCCGTCCAGGTGACGGCCTGGGATAACAAATTGATGAACTGTGCCAGGGCTGGAGCTGCGTACTCAACCAACGGGGAAAAGGCTGTGCCAAAGGAGTTTTTAAGCTGGGTCATACTGGACATTAGCATGGATAATGCTTTATTGGTATCATCTGAATACTGGGCCAGATTATCCATACCTTCTTTTAATCCGCCCGTTACTGCGGAAATGGCACGGAATACAGTGCTAAATAAGATAGATGTTGCAAGCATTCGGCCCAATCCCATTCGTGCACCTCGGGATGCTTTCTCAGTACCTTTTAATGATTTATTGAGCTTACTTCCACTTTTGCTTGCCTTCTTTTGCTCATTATCAACACCGAGCAGCTTTTTTTTGTAATCCTGCATTGCTTTTTTAGCCCGTTGCAATCCTGCTAATGCCTTGTCATATGGCGCATCGCCAAGTCCATAACCAGCCTTTTCAGCGTAATACAATGCATCTTTATACCGGTCCACTTCATCTTGCAAATTGCGTACACTTGGTGTAAGACTTTGTATGGATTTAGAAGCAGATGAAAATGTATGTTTCATAATGCCTGGAATATCCTTAAAAGCCTGAGGTAGCAATTTTATATAATCCATTGTGCCGGATAGCGTCCTTTTGATATCTTCGCTGCCTGTTTTTGCACCATCCGTATTGATTTTAGTATCTATTAATACAGTTCCATCAGGTTGCAAAGATATCACCTCACTTTAGCAACTCTGCAAAATAATCAAATTCTTCTTTAGATTTGTCAGTGGATTTTTCAAGTTCACATAGCTTTTTATTGTTCTGTAAAAACTCCTGCTCCCACTTTTCTAAGCGCTTCCCTTTTGACAGTTTCTGCCGGATAGAAAGGACCTGAGAAAACAATCCGTCCCCAATTTCCATGAACCATCCGTAGAAAGTCCACCAATGGATTATCTGGCATCCGCGTGTTTCAAACCCTGCAATCCTGTTAACCGCTGGGAAAATAATTCCTGCGTCCTGTTCCCAGTCAATTACACGCGGTGATGGAGTATCTTCATGCACCACACCACAGTCGATAAACCATAATGCTTTTTCTGCCGCTTCTGTTAAATCGTGCGGAGGCGGGATAACGGGCCAGTAAAGAATTTCAAGCATTGCTTGTGTTTTCTCTGGGTCAGATAATTCTTCATCTGCAAAGGCTGATAAAATATCTAATATTGCCCGGAAGTCCTCACGAATTTCATAGTCTATTCCATTAACAGAGAGAGAATATGGGAGGGACCACGCTGCGCTCATTTTACGGGAAATGGGTATTTTCCCGGACCGGCATTATACGGTTGTGTATATTTTCCGGCCTTACTTTCCATTTCCGTAAAATTCTTACCGGTTTCCTGCTCTATGATTTTTTGGACACTTTCAAGTATTACCAGCGCCCAGGGGTCGCCATTTTCCATAGGGGTAAATGGACTGGCGATTTTGAAAAAACCGGAAGTATCGGCATTAAACAGATAATCAAACTTATCTTGCAGAGACTTTGCGTATCTGTTGATTGTCTCTAGGGAAAGTTCTTCCTTTTTTTTACTATCAAGAGTTTCTTTTAATTCCATCCACATATCCTCGAATGCTCTATACACATTCTGCTGCCGCTCGAATATGTCAAGGTCTGTTGGAACAAATTTAAAAGTTGCCAACACATCTCCATGCTGGTCAGTAAAATCGTAGTATTTAACCGGACTTTCAATATTTATTGGAATATTAGGCATGATTAATCTCCTTATTCGGACAACGAAGCAGGACTTGCCCCATCAGCCGTAAAAGCCATTGTTGTAGGGTCTACAGCGCCAAGAGTCCTATCACCTACATAATGCACTGTATGAGCTGCGGAAACACCTTTCAGTCCTCCTGCAAAGTCTCCCAACTCAACAACCCCCTCTTGCACCCATGCACGCATCTTTCCCGTGCTGTCGGTTTTGTATCGCTTTACACAAAGATATTTCAGCCGCAAATCTGACAGAGTTGCCCTTTCTTCCATAAGCGTATCTATCTTTTGAGCATATTTACTTTCGCCTGATACATTAGTCGGGTCCACTGTCATGCTTTCCGCATATCCGGTGATATCATAGTTATTATTTCCAAGCACATCCTGGCTTTCTTCCGTCTCTGGATTCATCGAAATCGGCATATCCTCAACGCCTTTTCCAATAATTTCAAGTTTATCTTTTGTGATATTTGTGGTGCTTCCATCAGTTATCCAAAAGACCATAAAGTCTTTTCTTTTTGCCTCTCCATCGGCATAAGTCCACGTTGCCACTGCTTTTCTCCTTTCAAACAAAAATAGAGCCATCACACAAGGCTCTGCGTCTTAGCGTCTGGCTCTACCATCTTTCAAAATCATATTTATATTCTATTGACACTGGAAGTATCCAGTCCTGCACACCACTTTCCTGCGGTTCCAGGCCATATGAGTTATCACGGGTAACTTTGGTTATCTTTCTTCCCTGGGATAATGTGGGATATTTTGATAATCGTTGCTCACTCCCATTAATCACAACCGGCTCCCGGCATAACCACTTTCCAAATGTATCAAGAAATTCCTGTATACTCATTTTCTGCCGCTCTTTTGTGGATGATGTACGGTATATAATATAGAAGGGATACTGGCAGGTCTGGCGCACTCCACCCAGTACATCCTCAGTCTCAGAAAAGATTAAGGCTCCATTATCTGCCGAAAATGCAATCCCACTATCCTCGCCCAATTCTTCAAACTTAACGGTTTCATTTTCATACAAACCGGGGAATTGATTAAGCAAGGCCTTTACAGCGATTGTCAGCACATCATATCCGCTTGCGTCTTTTCCTATTGGTTTTCGTTCATCATCCACGCTTTCCACCTCCAGCCGTTTTCTTTACTTGCTTTATCCACTCTTTACCATCTGCTTTTTTGGCTGCGTCAAACCATTTAGCTTGTGCCTTAGGATGCGCTGTTTTGGTATATTGTAAATCCTCTTTTGCTTTGGTTTTTCCGCTATACTGGCTAACCAGCACTTTCTTTTCACCTTTTTTTGCCCATGTACTGCCTGTCACTGGGCTAACCATAGTTTTGCCCAGATATAAAAACCAACTAGTAATTCCATAGGCAGCATACACTTTTCCAATTCCTTGTATTGTGGCGCTTGCGGCTCTGGTAACATCCACAAAATCGCCTGTAACCATAGGCATAAAAGGAACCATACTATTCATGACATTTCCATCAAGCTCATACTGCGCACGCTGGAATTGTTTATCAAATCGGGATAATTTGAGCGTAATCTTTATCTCTCCATCAACAACGGAAAAGCCTTTAAAATGTGTTGTTTTGCTCGCCATATTATTTCCCCAATATCTCAAAGTGAGGAATCACAGAGTATGGACCTCCAACAGAGGATACCAAATATACGAAGTCATACCGATTATTCATATAAGCATAAAAACCGTCACGATAATCTTCATCGTTTACCGGGCCGTTATCCCATACTCCTTCCCAGAAAAAGCAATTATCCGATGCATCAAAGGTAATGGTATCGTCCAGCAAATCATTTACCTGTCTCATCCACTCCTTCGGAGGAAGCCACGGCAATTCTTTACCGTCAGTATCACGGATTATTTGTTTACCATCCTGTAATTCATAAGCTATGTGTAATTCGGCATTATCCGTGCTGTCTGGCCCATACTTTTTTAGTATTGCGCCTTTGTCGGTATTAAGGTCAACGCCTGATAATACATGGGGATACCAAATACCAACGCCAGTTGTGGATGATTCGTAGTAATTAAAAACTGTCACCGTGGCATTGTACATAAGGTATCCCCTCCGTTATTTATTCATCTGCTTATACATCTGGTTAACGCCTGTAGCTGCCAGACCAGACACAGCACCGACCGCCACAGCCGTGATATAGTCCGATGCCGGGAAATCTGGTATAGTTCCCATACCAAGCGCTCCCAGAACGCCACCCACAACAGCCATAATGACCGGTATCCATTCGTCCGGTATCTTTTTTGCCGCTTTGCATCCAAGACCAACCACATAGCTTAAAGCCACAATAGCCACACATGTTCCCAATGTCGTTATATCCATATCTACCCCATTCCGGCGTACAGCAATGGAACGCCATTATTATCTCTTACTCCCATCAGATACACCTTTGCAGTATCATACAGGGGATTATTTGTTTCCTGTTTATTCCCCGCCGCAGAATATATATCACTCCAGGCTTTAGCTCCGTTAGCTATTTCTGACGGGGATGCATAGCTGATTGATTCGGAACCGGATGACTTTGACGTGATAACGCCTGTGGTTGCGCCGCCGGTCCCGCTGGTTATACTTCCCGCGGCGGCAGATAGCACCTGTTTTTCTGCCAGTTCCAAACCATACAGTTTATCAGATACGGCACATACGGCTTTCTTGATTTTAGTTTGCGCTCGTTCATTGTCTGGGAGGCCGTCAACCAATCGTTCAAATGTTATAGTGTCAAGAAAGTCGCTTGCCCGTTCTGCCTGCTTATCAAATGATTGGGAATCCGGTATGTCGCTGCCATAGTATTTTGTTGTGTAAAACTCATAGTCTGCATATGCCATGCCGGATTCTCCTTTCTTTAAGAGCGAGACGTTACATCGTCATTTCCAGATTTCAACGCCTTATATGTATTGTCACACTCAACTACTGTGATATGATTCCCGGTCGTTGCCTTGATATCAGTTTTACCGTCCCATGCTGTCCACGTCTTTACATTCTGACCATATTTCACTTCTGGAGCGGAATCAGCTGCCACTTTGTACTTGTACATGTGTCCTGTTTCGAGGGGAGGTTCAACGGTTAATTTTGTGTTTCCCGATGTACTTCCGGCCGAAGAAGTTACCGTCAGTGTTCCAAGAACGGGATTATCAGTAACATCAACAACCGCTATTCCGTCAATATATTCTGCAAACAAGGTCAAACCCATGATTGCAAATGCTTCGGAAACAGCTGTATTGTAGTTCCCCTGAGTATGGAATCCGATAAGGTTTGTCTCCCCGGCTCCAGTGGTATATACCAGACCCGCCCGTGCAAAATCGCTCTCATTTGGGTCAACATAGTACATTACAATGTTTTCCACTGGTGTAGCTATTACCTTTCCTCTTGCAATTTCCGAATCGGACAGCAGGAAGATTGTATTGAATCCCATGAAATCCTTAAGATACTGGAAACCAAACTGATTCTGCACGGTGATTTCAGCGGCACCTAGATACTGGTAAACATCCAGTATATTCACGAACCCAACCACACCTGTAACATTCCGGTGCATCTGTTTGAATTTGTTTTCTACCATTCCTTTTGCCATAGCAAGGGCCATCTGGAAGGTGGTTTCTGTTCCGGTAAGCGTGCCGGTATTCAGATATGTATAAAATCGTTCTGTTACATCCGATTGAAGCTGGAACAAAAATTCATCGTCTGTCATCTGAACGGCATTTTCATAGCCGTGGTCTTTAATTGCTTCAATGGAAACGGCCTTTGCATACTTCTCAATGGTCATTTCCGCATACGTCTTTTCCTTTACTGTGAATTTGCTGTAAGGGATTTCCTCTCCTTCGCCTACAGCACCGCTCTGTAAAGTTCCTTCTGCGTATTTGCTTTTCAACACCGCGCCCGGTGTTTTCTTAATAGGACGCATAATCCCCAGGATATCCCGGAGGTGCTGCCAGTTCCGTTCAAACCGGGTCACAAAATCAATTTCTCGCGCTGTTACCTGTATGTCCGCGCTTGTGATTAAATTGGCTTTTGCTGCCATTACTGTTCTCCTTTACCAAATAAATGTAGGTTACTGGCGATTGCAGACTGTCGCTCAGACGGGTCTTTAATCGCTTCAATATCCTTTCGTGTCATAGTTCCTGGCGTATTCTGCTTACCTACTGGTGTGGTAAACCTCGCCATGTTCTGCTGTGCATCATCAATAAATGCCGAAGCATCATTTTCTTTCATTTGGGCCAAAAGGTCATTTAAACCAAGAATTTTACCATCCTTAAATTTAAGACCGGCTTCTTTAATGTCTGCCACCGCAGCTCTCTTTGCTGCCTCACTTGAAAACTTTACACTTTCAAGCTCAGTTTTCAATGCATCCGAAAAATCACGCTCGTAAAGCTGCTCCTGGGCTTTTTTTTCGGCTTCTGTAGCCTTCTGTTTCCAGTCAGATATTTCCCTCTGCATCGTCTCCAGGTCAACCCCTTCAAAGCCTTTCAACGTTGTTTCTGCTGCTTCTGCTTTTTCTTTCCAGGTATCCCGGTCCGCGCTCAGATTGTCGTTTTCTTTCTGCAACTTTTTGAGGTCTTTCCCATTTTCAGCCATGACAAATGATATCTGTTCCTCTGTCAATCCCTGTGCTTTTAATTCTTCGGTTTTCATTGATGCTTCTCCTTTTCCGTTATTAGGTTATTTGTAGGTGTGTAACCGTCCACCAACGGTTGCCATTTTGTAGGACTTGACTTGTCCAAAAACGCACATGCCGGAAATTGCATCCGCTTTTCAACCTCCAGGCTGTTCACGCTATGCGCTAGAACCTGTTTCTTTTAAGGACATGTGCTATAGGAGGGAGGTCAATATAAAGAAAGAGCCAAACAAACTCTTGCATCTGTTTGGCTCTGCGTCTGGCGTCTGGCTCTAAAGTTATGTTGCAGGTGATAAACCACTTTTATCTAAATCACTTGCTTTTCCTTTTGCAATATTCATTATGGATGTATTCTTGCATACAGGGCAAAATACGGGAAGGTTTTTCGCAACCGTATCTGGTCGTATTTTAGTCCGAGTTTTATTGTTACATATAGGGCAGTACACCCAACTGTCTTTTACCATGTTTTCACCCTTTCTGCTTATTCCTACTCCTATTTTACCGTATTAGAAAAAAATAATCGTCCCCACATTTTGTAAGGTTAGATATCCCCTCTCATTATACCAGATTATTTTACTCTTCGTATCCCCACATTTTAACTATGTACTAATTGATTGTTTCTCGTTCTTATGATATAATATTGAATATAGAAAGGGGTTACTTAATGACAAAAAGAATTGATTTAACAGGTCAAAAGTTTGGAATGTGGACGGTGTTGGAATATCTGGGAAATTTGTATTATCTATGCCGTTGCGATTGCGGAACGACACGAAAAATCTATACCGGAAATTTGCGTAACGGAAAAACAAAATCTTGCGGATGTGCCAATAAAGATGATTTTATAGGTAAGAAAATCGGAAAATTAACTGTACTGCGAAAGCTTCAGAAAACAAAATCATATACGCAATATGAATGCCAATGCGATTGCGGGAAAATATTTGTTACCAGTGATAATACTTTAAAATCCAAATACAACAAGTCATGCCCCGATTGCCGAAAATCAAGAGTAGAGGACATTTCAGGAAAGCGATTTGGAAGATTGGTCGCTATTCGATATGCCGGAAAAAGCAAGGGAAATCAAACTTTATGGGAATGTAAATGTGATTGTGGGAATATAAGTATTGTTCATCAACAAGATTTGACAACCGGGCATACTAAATCGTGTGGATGTTATAGCAGAGAGTCCATAATACAAAGAAATAAAACTCATGGAGATACCAAAACCAGGATTTATAGAATATGGAGCGATATGTTGTTTCGCTGTAGCAGTGTAAAACATGATTCGTACTATTTATATGGTGGAAAAGGGATTTCTGTATGTGACGAATGGAAAGATTACAATAACTTCAAAAAATGGGCTTTAGAAAACGGGTATTCAGATAACTTATCCATTGATAGGATAGATAGTTCAAAAAATTATGAACCTTCAAATTGTAGATGGGCTACAATTATTGAGCAGAACAATAATACAAACAGAAATTTGATGTTTGAAATAGACGGAACAACGAAATCTCTTGCGGAATGGTGTAGAGAATACAATGCTTCTTATGCAAGAGTACATAGTCGCATATATAGCGGGTGGAACATTATAGATGCTTTGACACGTCCTGTACAAATTCATCATAAAAAGGCAGGAAATTAATCCTGCCTTTTGTATTACATCATGTTGCGCAGTTTGTCTATATAGCGCTTCATGACCTCCCTTTCCTCTCTGCATTCGGCATCGGCACTCATTTCCCCGATTTCATTTGCTAAAGCGTCCATATGCTCTTCCAAGGCTGCAAGCATACGCCGCTTACAATCTTCATCTTTTCCGCCGTTTCTGTAGCTCTGCTTCTGGTTCATGTAGTCATCATAGGCCGGTCCAGTGGCGCGACTGTAATGACCTCTGACGTAATGCTTTCCACGTGTGCCGCGATATGAGCTGTCATTATCATAGTCCTGCGACATTCCGTCAGCACGGCTATAACGTCCCATGCTGTCGCGCTTGCGGCGCGCTTCGCTGTATTCTCCGCCGTCCATTTCATCCATTACCTGATTGTAGTACTCTTCTTTGCACTTCCAGTACTCCACATTCTCCATGTCTTTCCACATGTCAATCAGTTTGTATGCGTTTTCAAGGTTGCTGGTGTTCAGGCCCTTCTCCGCAATATTGTCCAGCTCTTCGTGGATTTTTTGCATTAATTTATAACTCATAGCCTTACCTCCTTAACCTATTCTGCTAACTACAAGGTTAGCGTCTGATACTGTCGCCGCTGCGGTTCCAACGTTTTTCACCGACAGTGTAGCGCAACATGGTTTGCATACTCGTACTTCTACAGTTGCGGAACCATTGATTGTTGCGCCAGCGGCAACTGTGTTCTGGATTCTTGCACCGGGAATGCCTTCGCCGTCCTGCTGTATTTCAAAAATTACATCTCCTGCCGCAGCTGCGGAAAAGTTTCCGTTAAATCCTACACGGTACAGGCCAGGAAGTAAAACTACTCTCCCAGAAAGCGGCTCATGTCTTATATTTGGACAATTGCAAGAATATATCCGATTTGCTGCAAACAAAACACTTGCATTGACTTCAACGGTCTGTGTGCCAGCAGTTACAAAATCTGCCATAATAATTCCTCCTTATATGCACAGAAGGGCAAGCCTGTGCCTACCCCTCCATGTGTGTAATACTACTATTCAGTAGACATGTCCTTTTCGGACAAGATACGCAATATGCGGTTGTTTTGGTAGATAACCTTTTCCATGTATTCTTTATTTTGCTGTTGAAGCGCCTCCATAATATCATTATTAGAAGCTTCTCCCAAAAGCAAAAACACATCAATCATTTGTAATGCTGCTGCATATAAAGCAAGATTATCGTAAAACTGTTCGTTTCGAGTTAGCATCCGCATCCAGCATTGCACCCACAATTAGATGCATATGGATATGGCGCCGGTACTGTATAAGCCGGTACAGGCTGCGGCTGACGAAGCTGGGCAACGATTGAGTTACCAACCGCATCAATAAAACCATTCTGGGAAGTCTGACTTGCCTGGAACCTAAGTGTCTGATTCTCTGCCTGTAAAGTGGAAATCTTATCTTGGGTTAAGAAGTCAAGAATAGCTCTTGTGTTGCTATTGTTATTGTCCAGAATATCTCTGGTTGCAGTCTGAATGGTATTTCTGGTATCACATGACTGTGTAGCCAGATTGTAGTTTACGCCGTCAATTGCGCGCTGTGTCTGGCAGCAGCAATCCTGGAGCTGATAGCCCATCTGGCATAAGCTCCGGTCAACACCATTGAATCCGCTAGTAATAGTGTTGTTCAGTGCGTATGTGCTGTCACAGATACCCTGCTGGATACCTCTAATTCCGTTTTCTATACCATTCAAAGCAAAGCCCTCATTGATATCTGCTCTGGTTGCAAGACCCTGGAGTCCTGCGCCATTTACACCGTTTCCGCCAAAGCCATTGCCCCAGCCTCCACCAGCAAATAGAAAGAGAACGATAATCCAAATCCAGTCGCCCCACATACCGTCACCATTTCTGTTATTGTTTCCTGTAGCGGCTGCAATGTCCGCTAAAGAGTAACCACTTTCCATAAATATTTACTCCTTTAAAATTTATTTACAAAATCATGCGCATTGATTTGTGTACTATTTTTTCATGCCCCCAAGCATCTGCTGAAACTGCTGGGCCATCTGTTGTGCCTGGTCTAACTGCTGCTGAGTTATCTGCCCAGACTGTAGCATCTTCTGCACTTCTTCCTGGGGATTCCCTTTGAAGTTGTTCTTAAATTCCATAAACTTCTGAATCATCTGCATTGGGTTGTTTCCCCCGCCCATTCCAGGCATCATGCCGCCCATTGGTGAGCCGCCGCCCAACATGCTAAATAATGGATTCATATATTATTTCCCCTTTCCGCTTGGCGCTGTGCTGGATTCTAAAAGGCCATATAATTCATCATATTTTGCCTTTAAATCCTGATACTCGTTTCTGGTAACATACTTTTCATCCAGATTTTCAGTCGGTGCAATTTCCTTCTTCTGACCATTTACAATCTCTTTATATTCAAAAGTGCGGAGTGTTGGCATCCCTGCTGCATCGGTTGTCTTAATATAAAAATACTCATTTTCGCTGTCCATCAGCAATATGGATGTGCTGGGCGCTACTAAATACGACTTTGCCCCGGCCTCACCCTGCACCCATAATATTCCCTGGTTGGTCTGCGGGACCTGTGGAACCTGCGTCTGTTGCGGCATCTGGTATGGTGCCTGTAGCTGCTGCAATCGGTCCATAGGTGGTTGCATCTGTGGTTGATATGGGTATGCGTTTGGATATGTATTCAGATAGTTTGGATTGATAAATGGTTGCGGCATTAAATCCCCTCCGTTCTTTTATAATCCAATTATCCCATAAAAAATAAGCCTCTGACAGTTCGTCAAAGACTTATAAAAGTATCATGCAAGTATCAGCATACTCTAATTATTTTATTGTTGACTTTTCGGCTCAATCTCTTGGCTGTGGATACACTTACATTCATTAGTTCAGCGCAATATTCCAAAGGATAATTTTTAGCCCGGTACTCAAACAGCGCCCGTTCTTCATCCGTAAAGTTACAATATGTACGAAAATAATTTAGTTCTGGCACTGTAAAGTCATATACCTTCAAAGCAACGCTCCTTAAATACCCTCTGACAAATGCTTTATCATAGCTTCTTTGGTTTTTTTTAAACCCTCTATGTTGTTACCGGTTATACGATTATCAATTAATGCTATCATTCCCTGGCATAAAAGAGATTGCATATCTCTTATTTCTTGGATAGATTTATAATCCTTTTCCACATTTATTTCTAATTTATCCACTCTGTTTTTTAGCTTAAATGCCGGGTGAAACAATTTATATATTACGGCTCCTGCTCCTCCAAGAGTAATAAGCCAACCGCATACAACCATAATAGAGTTTAATGTTTCCATAAGTTATCGCCTTTCCCAGTAATATATTGGTATCTCTTGCCCGCTGTCCCATGTATCCCAGTAATAACCATCCTGCACACACACCACATGCCCTGTAATTGCTAAGATGTACGTTCCTATAGGATTATCCTGGCAAAAGTCCTCGACCGTGTATACATCTTGTCCGTGGTCATCCACTATGTACCGTTTAAATCCATTCTGGCGTAGGTAGGACCCCCATACATGGTTTGCAGATGGCATATCAGATAAAGCACAGGCGCAGACAGTTACACCAGCAAATACCGTTTCCCAGTCGCTGTCAAGGGCTTTTGTTATAGCCCGGATGGGGCAATCCCCCACACGCTGATTGCGTGGATTAGGGTTGAATAATTTCCATCTGCTCATTCTTCTTTTCCTTTCGCATTCTGATACCGCCGCGCTGCTCCCCTGGCCTTTTCCGCCTGCTCCCGGTTCCATCTGGCAATCTGTAACCGTTCCTGCTGGGTGCGTAAGTCGTTCTCTTTGCAAAATTCGTTGTATGCCTTATTCTGCCGCTGTAACAGATACGACTTTCGGTCAAGTTCAAGCTGCATTTCAAATTTAGCTGATTCGTCCTTGCATTTATCCACGGCCTCCTGCATCCCCATGACCTCGCGTTTGGTCTTTCTGATGCGCAGTTCAAGCGTTCGCTGCCGCTCCTCCAGCTGCTCAACCTTGTAATTGTCTGCGGTTTGGATGTCTTTGTATGGATTGTTTACCCCATCACCGCTTCCGAAGGAGTGACGGCAGTTCCATCCACATAACCCTTCACCTGTTCCGTATCCAGTCTGGGAAAATGGAGGAAAGCGCTTATCCTTTCCAGTCCTGCTATAAAACTGCCCTTGCCACCATAAATGATTGCCCGGATTCTGCCCTCCGTCACCAGTTCTGGCCCCGATGTGCGCCGACACCAGTATGATATCCCAGTCCATTTCTTCCATACGCTTAATAGATATATCTCCCGTGGCCTGGGCTACTCCGGTGCGTACTGCACGCGCTGTGGCAGTTTCTATGGTATCTTTGTGTCCCGAAGGATATTGTACCATCACTCCGACCGATACCACATTATTAACTGCTTCTTTGACAGCCTGTGTGTACGATACAGCCCCAGAAGATACAAGGTGGTATGCATTATCACATTCGTTTATAAAAAGCCTTTGTGCGGCTTCTGCTGTGGTCCTAGTATAGTTTTTCCACTCTCCCATTGTTGCATCCATGTTTCGTTCCATCAATCGAATAAGCTGCGGTGATTGGGTAAGCGGTGTTGGAGACAAACCAGCAGCTTCATATATTTTATGGTCGTATTCCAGGGCCTTGACTCCCGCTTCTTCCATTGCGGACTTGATTTCTTTTTCCTGCCGCTTAGTGATTTTGGATAACTCTACCGTTATGTCCTCCAGCAGATATCCTGCATCCTGCAATATCTGTATGCGCCATCGGTCAGATGAGGTGAGCAGGTAATCATCACCGCGGCCTATGCGTATCATCATGCGGTCTATTATCTGACCGATAATGTATGTATGGAGTTGTGAGGCTATTTCTTCGCTTCCTTCTGCGATTCTTGCAAGGTACTCAGGGCTTAACATTTACTCTTCCTTCTTTCCCTTATGTCCAATTGCCCATTCAAGCACTTTCGGAGCAAATGGGCCAAGTGGGATATTGAATACTATCCAAATTAATAAGCTTCTCAATTTATTCCTCCTCAAACATCCTTGTCCCATCCTTCGGCTGCGCTTCCTGTACCATAGCCTTTGCATCTTCTTCGGATAATCCTTCAAACTTCCGAAAATACATCCATGCCGGCACCTTTCCCTGCACAACATATTGCCACCATCTTGCCCGGTCCTCCTCACGGTTGTATGTAATGTCCCCAAAATCATATGTGATTTCGTAGTTTCCGGCTGGTGCCAGTCCGTACAGGTCCGCATATACATTAAGCGCATATATTGCCCCGTCAAGACAGCTTTCCAGTTTGTCGCGCACATCCTTGATTAATTGGATAGTGCGGCGGTCGTCAGCTTCTACCTGTGTCGCTGTGACCATGCCTGTTTTTTCATCAAGCACAAAGTACCCGTTGGAATATCCACACTTAAATCCAACAAACGAAAGAAGATTATTAATGCCTGTAATCCTGGTATCAGTGTTTAATGAAGGGACTATTTCTCGATAAAAGTTTTCTGCTCCATCTCCAAATACATTTATTGCATAGTGTGGAAGTTTAATATCCGATATTCTTGAATTCTTTAAATTCTGTCCACTTTTAAGCATCAATCGGTCATCAACTAAAATAATCTTTTCACTGTCAAATATTTCACCCACATTCCTGCTATACGCCACATCAAGGTCCTTTAATTCCTCTATGGCCTCGGCATATATTGGCAATCCTAAAGGTGATGAAATATCCAAATTATTAGCCTGTGGAGTGCGTAGTATGCCAAACATGGGACCATCTATTTTCTCATTATTGGCCTTGAGTATGGGCGGTGTCTCTGGAAGCAAGTCGGACCACTTAGTCCTGTTTAATACTATCGGGTCCCCCACACTTTTTGCAGAGCGGGACACATAAGCTCTATTGGATATGTAATATGGGTAATAGATGTTTTCCCCGTCCTTGACCTCGACAAACCGATGATACTCAAACCGGGTATAGTACTTATCGTTCTCACTGTAACTATCTTTGAATACGATTCCATAGATACCTTCATTGTCGCAATCCGTAATGATAAAATCCATAGGTGTGAATATGTCCAGTCCCTTACCGTTTGGCTTAAGTATGATTGTGCCGTAGGCCATACCATATTCTACCCAGTGGCGAATCTGGAAATATATCTTGTCAATCTGCTCCTGGAGCCACGCCGCCCGCGCGCTTCCATCAATCTGTATTCCGATTGCCAGGGTAGCAAGCCGAGCCGTCTCCGAGCATATAGCCTTTGCAAAATTGATTGTCTTAACGTTATCGTCAGCATTCACCCAATAGGGAGTACCCCGGTAGATATTGGCACACTCTGCAATCTTGCTTTCCATCTCCGGGGATACCACTGATTCAACGTTGAAATCTTCTTCTGCCTGTCGCTTGAATATCATTCCTATCACCTTTTTAGCCCATGTTATTAGTCCCATTTAGTCACCCTATAACTTGCTTTAACTTTTCTATGCATTTTTTGCAAAAATGTATGTCTCCTGCAATTTCAGTTGCACATTTACTGCATATGCTTTTGTCACATGTATTAGTCAACCACTTAAAGCTATTTTCGTAATCAGTTGTTCCATCATCATTTTTAAAATGAAGTGTTCTCATTCTTCCCACTGGCATATCACAAAGAAATTCTGCTTTTCTCTTGCGGCATATCTGACACCGTTCATTTGCAGGCAGGATTTTCGTAATATCACTCATTATTAGTATCCACCCTCGTTCTGAGATAGCCACTCTTTCAGTGCTACATGCGCTTTTGCAAAGCACAATTCCATATCATTATCCTGCACACTCAATATTTCAATGTCTTTTCCACTTTCATCACAACCTTTTTTCCAGATGTGAATACACCAATCCATAATTTTTGAATAATATATTTTCATGTGCATAGGATAGTTGTTTACTTTATCATCAAAAAACTTTAAAAAGTCACTCATTACGCGCTGTTTCCCCTTCGCATTGATAATGGGCTTGTGGCATAACGAAGAGCATCTATCCAGTGGTCGTTTCCATCTGGGTAATCCGCTATCACTTCTCCATTACTGTCAACCTCATGCTCATATTCTATGATTTCCTTGTATGCTCGCGGTGTACGTGCCGGGTCTATAACGATTGTACGGCACTGCAACCACTCAAAGGTATATTTCCTGCTTCCTGGTGTTACAATGGCTTTACGTGCCGGTAAACCAGCGTCACGGAAGTCAATAATACTTTCTTCTTCATCCACACCGCAATAGATTGTATAATCATCGTACCCTGCCGTCTGTATATCCTCCGCCATCTTACTATTACGGATTTTACAGCCACCCATTTCATCAAGCAACACAACCAATTCCTTGTTTGGTATGTAAGCGACCCGGATAAAGGCTTTGGGGTCCGGGAACCAGCCCCAGTCTTGCCCCTGGTATATGCTTTGATATCCCTTGATTTCATCATCCGTAATGGTCCTCACATCCAGCATATCAAATATATTTGTACCAAGCCCAACCGGTAAACCTAAATACTCATGATTATATGCCCGCTCATTGGTGGCTTTAAGATGTTCAGCGCGCTCAATAAACATTTCTCCTAACCACTCTTCCGGCACAGAACGGTAATCGCTTTTATGCCTATACGCACTATCATCCGGCGTATTTACATACTGATTCGCCCAGTTGCTTTGACTGATAGGCGGGTTGAAGGATTTAAATACAACAAACTTGCTGCCACCACGCAATACTGACTGTTCAACAGTTCGTATTTCATCCGGTCCTGCAAATTCGTCCAGTTCTTCACAATTTTGTTACGCATATACCGTTTCCGTATACACTCACCATATTACTATGGTGTTCAGACTATATCATGTAAATGGAATCTGTTACCAATTCCACTCACCCCACTTTTTCAACCTCACTCGAGGCTTACTCTACTCGTTCTCAGTTATAGATTTCTCTATAACCTACCTTTCGATAGTCGTTGCACATTATTATTCGACATTCTTATAGCTTTTTCTTCTTACGCATTTATCAATTACAGAAGGACTTACATTATATTTTTTTGCTAGAGCGTTCATTCCAAACTCTTTATCATGTCCCTTATAAATTCTGCGAATTTCTCTCACTTCATCTTCGCTCAAAACATGATTCCCTTGTAAATATCCTCGAACTGGCTTTTTTAAGCCATTTGCATAAGCATGCTGCATTTGCTCCTCGCGGGTAGCCCATTCTAAATTGTCTGCGTTGTTATTGGATTTATCTCCATCAATGTGATTAACTGTAGGTTTATTTTCTGGGTTATTAACAAAAGCCTCAGCCACAAGCCTATTTGCTCGCTTTGTGTACTGTTTGCCATTCATGCACAAGTTGTACCATACATAACCATCATGCGATACTCTTTGCTTTAAAATGACTTCTCGGCCATGCTTATGGCTTTTTACCCTTCCTGTATTGCTAATCTCATAGTCCTCAAACCCTTTAATAATTCTCCAAATTTCTTTCATGGTATTTTCTCCTTAAATTCGTTTATTATATTGTACCATAAAAGATGAATTTATTAAATATTATGTCGAATAATCTTTGCTCAGGATTGTCCTATTTTGTAGGAGTTTCCCTGAATTTAATGGGTTTAACGTGGTCAGAAGTGTTTAACCACAAATATTTGAAGTATCCCTTACTAGCTTTAATTGACTTTGTTTTCTTTGCCTTATCAAGTCCACGGAATATTATCTTTTGTCCCGTTGGCTTATAAACGAATCTGTATGGGCTTGTACGGGATTCCCACAAATCTGTTACCCCTAATGCGTCTATAGCCCACTGTATCTGTTCAAATACTGATTCTCCAATGGTTACGGCGTACTTACGAAATATGACAGCATTGGCCTCTGGGTCATCCATCAAACCTAGCACAATCTCCGCTGATATAAAAGAGGACTTCGCGGAACCTCGCCCTCCGTACAGGTCGTAATATGTATGGTTCCCTTCTAGGATATCCCAGTGAACACCATAGAAGGAAGGGGCGATTACATCAGTCAGTTTAACAATTTCACCCATACTCTTTGTTCTGCCTTTCTTCCTTTGGTATATCATTCAAAATAGTAATACCTTCTGTGTTATCTCCCCTTTTAGTGTTATCCATAAACTTATCAACCACAATTCCCATAGCTGTTGCAATTTGTGAAATAGTAGCGTTTTCTAATTTCTTTGGGTCTGCTAACTTCTTTAAATATTCATCAATGATTCCCTGCGCCTGTTCTTTTCGGGAATCCATATAAGCTAACATGTCCGCTGTGTTCTGTTCCTTTTTTTGTTTGCATTTTTGTGCAATATCTGCATTTTGTGTGCATATTTTTTTGACTGTGTTCAGCGCCACTCCAAATCTCTTTGCTGTAGCATTGTAGCTTCCAGTCTCTACATAATCAGCAATAATATCTTTTTTCTGCTTATCCGTCAGTCTGGAAGCCACAATCACCACCCCTTATTCTTTGTGCTTCACACGGTATAATAGTCCTATACTAATTTTACCATGCGTATGTAATGTAAATCGTCCCCACATTTTTTACCACAACAGAAATTCGTCTGGAATTTTTATATGAAGTTCATTTCCTTTCATTTCTCCATAAAGTTTTGTATATTTAGGAATGTGCGAAACTACATTTAAAAAATAATGTCCAGAAAAGCATCTTGTCCCTTTTATTTTTGTCACTTTGTAATCTGATTCTGGTTTTTTTCCAGCAGATATTTTAATCGTGCCTTTGTCAAATTTAACCCCAACTAAATCAGGGTCATTTAAAGCATCACGCGCACAAGCATTTAGTTTTATATGTTTATTGTCAAAATACACTGCACACCTATCTTCTCTAACTCCTATTAACGGTATTCCCTTGTTTATTTTCATAGCTATCCTTTCCACCTCCCAAACAATGTCATTAACCGCCTATATTCATCCAGCGTTTTTCTTTGGTACCCATAAAAATCATCCCGTTTAATTGGTATGTTCTTCCTCTTACTCAGCTTGTCATATCCGATGTTACCTACAAGGCTCTCATATATTTCCACTTCCAGGCCAGGAGCAGAGGATATGGCACACTGGAACAATGTAAGCTTATCTTCTACGCTGGCGGTCTGGCAGTATTCTTTTATGCGCTTTGCTTCATCATCGGTAATGCCATAGTCACTATAGTTCTTGTCCCTGGTTCTCATATCCATCCTTCCTACACATTAACCCTTTCTCTTATCGACCGAAGGGTGCGGGGATTAGACTGTGCATAATACCGCGCTGTAACTCCTGGGTCTGCATGGCCCATAATCTCCTGTATTGTCCCAATATCAACCCCTCTGTTCTTCAAATTCATTCCCAGCGTCTTGCGTGACTTATGCGGATATCCCCGGCATGTTAATCCAGCCCTCTTTTTTATAGTTTTCAATATTGCCCGGAATCCACAAGTGGTCATTTTTCCATACGGCTTTCTGGAGCGTGGGAACATATATGGACAATCATCTTTCCTATTGTTCATATACAGGCCATAGTAATGTCGCGCATCATCATCAAGATAGATTGTACGGTATCTTCCTCCTTTTTCTCCTTGTATCCATATATCTCCGGTTCTCATGTCTATCTGGTCCAGAGTTATTTCTGCAATCTCCCCTATCCTGGCCCCAGTACTTCGAAGTACCTCCAGCAAGGCCCTCTCGCGGATATTTTTGCACGCATCCCTTAATCTTGCAGATTCTTCTGGACTGTAGTAATCAATCGGTTTAATTGGTACTTTCTTAGCTGGGATAGATTCTGCGGGATTGTCTGTGATTAATTTTTCAAGGCGCATCCATGTAAAGAATGCTGACAAAAAACGGCGCTCGTTATTATAAGTGCTAGGCTGGTTTTTCTTTCCTCCACTGGACACATTTCTGATTTCATATCGCGATAAATACCAATCAATATCAGTGGTGTCCATCTGGTCCAGTGATTTTGTGCTTATCTCTGTCAGCAATCTTCGTATAGAATTAAGATAGTTTTCTTTGGTTCCTCTTGCTAAATCACGCTTTTTAATCAGGAATAACTGTATTATGTACTGATTCCGTTGACTTATATCATCTTTTCTTTCTACTGGAAGTGTAGTTATTTCTTCCATGTTCACCCTAACCAATTCCTGCTGCATTACATTTTGCAGAATGGTAAGAGTCTGCTGCTCCATGATATATAAGGACATTGCTACCAGTACATTGTTGATGATTTCGGCTTTTATTGTCTGTGTACTCATAATTATATCCTCCTCATTCGTATTGATTTTCACGTCCGAGTAAGGTATAATATACTCAGACGTATTTACGGGAGCGGTGGAATCATCTTGGCGGGTGTCCACCGCTCAGTTTTTATTCTGTGCATATAATGTGTTCCTTTACTTTTTATTATTATGTTTGAAAATATCAGTTTAGTCAAATAATCTTTGTCCGCAAAATTCACAATACTTCTTTAACGGATTTTCTGTTCCTAAAACGATTGTTCCGCATGTTGGGCAATAACTTCCACAAGTATGAGGTTGTTTGACTATCTGTTTTTCCAGGGCTTCAATACAGTTTCGGCTGTGTGCCACTGAAAGAAGTGTTTTTTCTGAAAAATCCTGCGGAAAAATCATACCCTTTTCCCGATTTAAACTCTCTTCCATCGTCAATTCTGTTTTCATCTTTACCTCCAAAATCTTAATTTTCACGAATAAGCAGTTTCGGGAACTCCTGCATCAACGGCTTTCCCCATATCTCTGCTAAACTGGATTTCATAAACACTGGAATACTCTCTGCCTGGCACTGTTCCACAATACTCTCTATCCATTCACACTTTGGAACGACCTTGTCTTTACGGCGTCCAGTTTCTGCGCCGATGATAACCCAATCTATACCTCTTATGTGATATTCCTCAAATGGCTTTAATAATGGCTCAATGCTTATGAAAGTATGGACAGAATGGTGTGTTGAGAAAGAAAAATCTGCTCCCGCTGGCCCCGTCTGCGACCAACCAAACCACATATTAGGCGGCATATAGCAGTTAAGCAATTTCTCATAGCGTCCAGGATTCTTTGTCAAGAACAGATAATTATGCTGTGGAGCCTTATCACAAGCCTCAAACACTTCATAAATCCATGAATCTGGCACCCACTCCCCAAACAAATCCGCCATAGAGCAGACAAATATATTTCTGCCTTTCTTGTTCAGATATTCATTCAAGCGATATCTGTGAAAAGTTGGGTAGAAGTCAAACGGGTAAGGAAGTACCTTTCCGCTATCTGAATCCTTCCACGGATGAATAACCGTCTCTACATTATTTTCCGCTTTTGCATGACAACCAAAGCGATTTGCTATCGACTTTGCATAACAATATTCACAACCATGTAAACAGCCCGTGACCGGATTCCAGGTGCTGTCACACCAATCAATTTTTGTTTTATCCATAGTTTTCCTTTCTTCTGAAAACCTTAATTTACTGGTTCCCAATACCAGTCAACCCGTTGCATGACAATTTCTTTAATATCCTCTTCTATTTCTTCGTCTGTCGCCCCGTCCGGATATTCCAGCTCATCCTCTACATCAGTACCAGCGTATCCATAATTAGCTTTATATTTTACTTTTCTCATTTTTCATCTCCGTTAAAATACTAATTTGCAATTATGCTGCTTTTTTCTTATACCAGCCTCTCCATTTCTCCGCCATATTGCACAGAAGCCCGCAGCCCCAACTGGTTCCCGGAATGAGTTTACTTTTTCCATTCCTCTCCGTCTGGATGCTTCGGAGGATATGCCCAATAGCAGAATACCGTATTGGCCGATGCGGGATATATCCCACATTGAAATCCTCTTAAAACACTCCAATGTCCCATAACCACATCATTAAGACTATTGTGTCGAATTGCCAATAATACATATCCTGAATTTTTAGGCAGTTCTGACATCGGATGAAATTCAATTTCTTGTCTTATCACGTCTTTAACCTTTCAAATGTTAATTTTAAAGCTTAAGCTCCGCTTGCCCTATCTCATAATTCATCCACAATGTTTCCACTCTAGGTATGCCTGCTTCTGCTTGCGTTTTCTTCTGCGCTTTCCGCCATCCAAGAAGATACTGGTTGTATAGGTCATTGTCATATCCAGATAGCAATACTTTCCCTGGATGTTCTGCGAGTAACTTTAGCAGTTCAATATGTTCTGCATCCCCCATCTCATACCGGTAAAGATAATTTTTCCGTGTTCCATGTAAATATGGTGGGTCAACATACATAAAGACATCTGGCGTATCATACCGTCTAATCAATTCCATTGCTGGTAGATTCTCAATCTGTGCATTCTTTAACCGTTCTCCAGCAGCCAATAACCTCTCCGGCAAGTTTCTCCATTCTTTTGTGGTATAAGGACTTTTGGATTGTTGACTACTCCTGAACCCGCTAACATAATAGTTACTGGCTCCATATCCCATCCAACATCGTACCGCAAACTTTCTGGCTTTCTCAATATCTGAATTCTCTGGATCATATTCACATGCCCGGTAATATTCGTCACGGCTATATGGTGTCATTTCCAGCTGGACAGCTAACTCATTCGGCCTTTCCCTGACTACCTTGAAATAGTTAACCACATTTCCGTCTAAGTCATTCAGTGTTTCAATTCTGGCCGGAACTTTATTAAAAAACACCGCCCCGCTACCGAAGTACGGTTCTAAATAAACGTCGTGCGATGGTATGTATTCACATATCCAGTTAGCAATACGGTTCTTGGCTCCTGGATATTTCAGTATACATTTCATGATTCACTCCTTTTCAAATAACGATTTAATCTATTCGTTATAGAACATACCTAACAGTTTCATACGCTCTACATACTCCTGTTTGGTCTGACGCACTTTCTTCTCATAGTCTGCCATAATCGCTCCCGTCAGCCTATCCACTGCCTCGCGTCTTTTCCACAAATGTTCCGCTCGGCAGCCTTTTACCAGGATATTGTTAAGTCCCATCCGGCTCATTCCGGTTACTTCGCACAGGCCATTGACCGTTAGACCCATTTTATTGGCATACTCTTTTACCGTCATGCCGTCTCACTCCCTTCTGCTTTACGTTTTTGATTGATTTTGTAAATAACGATATAGTGGATGTGCGCCAGACCGGAACCCCTGGCCGTATGGTCCTCCATTATCTCTCCATAGGCACATCCGCTGCTGGTCTTACTGGTTGTGCATACACCAGAGCCACGCCAGCTATCTTTACGCAGTCTCGGTCCTGCGAATCAGGTACCGGTATGCGCTGCTGCGTTATAAGCATTACACGGGCATCTGGTATGGACAAGGACTCCCCAGGTAACACCGGTCCATAAACCCCTCCGTTTCACCGCTCTCCAGCGCTTTAATAGCCATCTCGTAAACCTGTATCTGCCTCTCTGCCTCTGCTATAAAAGCTATTTTTTCTGGTATCGTGTTTCCGACAATTCCAGTGCGTACCATTTGCTCCCATCCCTTATCTGTAGTTTGGTATCGGTATGTATTAATGTGCTCCTGTAATATCGCAATTGCTCCCTGTCTATCTATCATTCCTCTGCCTCCTTATATGGCTCCGGCAATGGCATCCAGGCCAACACTTTCATTGGTTCTGCCTTATCGTTATGAAAATTTTTCACCCCGAACCGCTCAAAATAAAATGCTCTATCTGTCACGATATATGCATTTCCCTCTGCATTCCTCTTCTGTGCAGATACCAACACCGGGACTACTGCATATTCTCCTCGTTCTTTGATTGCGCTTTGAAGCTCTGATTCTGGTAGCCGCTCCGCCACCGGAATCCACTTATGCAGCATCCCCTCTATTTCCTCTGGTTCCAATCCAGTGTTTTCGTAGCGTGACAGTTTTTCAACACATGCCGTAGCCTCAAACTCCCCGCGGCACCAATATCCAGTTAATTTGTCTGCTCTTTTTCCCTCCGCTCCGTGCGGAAATTCCTCGTTTGTTGTCAGTCTATTCATCTTTATTCCTCCACGCACCACTCAATATCCCATTTGATTCTCTGCCCACAGTGTCCACAATATGGATAATTTGAATTAACCCCTTCACCGCAAGATGGGCACAATCCGATATTCTCTTTGTCTTTAATAAAACACCTTTCATCCTCTGGTTTTTTTGCTATCTGTTTCTGTAGAGCTGATATGACAGCCTCAACATTTTTCAATGGTATATGTCTAAATGACTTAACCTCTTGGCATCCCATCAATTTTGCATTTTCAACTACCATTGATAGGTCTTTCGCGATTCCTTCTTCAATCATCCCTCTACCTCCTCCGGTTTTCCACACCGCTCAAATTCTATCACCCATACCCAGGGGTTGGCGGTCCATCCATAACGGTCAATATTTAACTTATCAACCGTAGAATCCCATAGTTGCGAAAAAACATACTGCTGTTCCTGCCCATTCAATACATGAGGATGCTCTGTTTTAACCCCTTCCTTTTCTATCTGGTCGAGTGTTATCTTCTGCAACCTCTCCACCCTCACATCTGTCACTTTTAGCCAGATGCGAGCTGCTTCCTTTGGCATATGGATTGATGGGTGCCACTTATGCATTGACGGCGGAAACGTATCGTCTTCTGTGGTTCCGTAGTCTGTTCGATATACAAAACATCCTGGTGCTCCTTTATATGTATCCGGCGCCGGAGTATTACACGCATTTGCACATCTTGTACAAGGATTAAATCCCCATGTTTCCCGAACATACAGGATATCTCCCAGTCTATAATAGGGTTCTTTTACTCTAAGCCCCGTTTTTTTGTCGAATAAACCAGGACCAAGCCCGCACAAACCTGCATACATTGAGTCGTCTGTGTCCTTAATTACTCTCCGCGTGACTGTTTTGCGCCTTTCCAGGATTGCCCGAACCATGTCACTGTTAAATAATATCGGTCTTACCATGACCTGCTCCTTCCTCCGCTAAATACGTGTTTTGATTACTTGGACGCCTAGAAAAATCAGGACATATTTCAGTCCTATCATATGCCGGTCGAAGAAATGCTTTAGTCATAGGTGATGGGTATTTCTCCATTTCCTTAATCGCTGCCATTCTTTGACGTTCCGAATTCTCGCTATATTGATTTTTCATTTTGTTATCTGGCAATTCAATTCCCCCTTGCCTGAATGTTATCCTTGGTATCGCATGTGTAATGCATTCCTGGTATTGTTATAGTTCTAGGGCATTCATCCACATAACCAATTAACCCTATCTCTTTCATATCTCGCAGATATCCCCAGATAGTAGAGCTTGACGTATAACCAACCCCGTCCCCTATTTCCCTGGTTGTGGGGGGGATAATCATGCTCGAACATGTATTGCTTTACAAACACCAGGATTTTTTTATGTATTTCCTTCATTTGCTTCCTCCGCCACCCAGTCTTTTACCTGTTTTAACATCAATGCATCATAGTCCATATCTCGCTGGTCAAAATTGTGAAACTGATTTTTACTGCCTTTGGCGGTCGATTCCTGCCGCTGGCTTCGTACCCAGGTCCTTACCGAGGCTTTCCAGTCCTTCATCTTGTTTTTCCCAACCATCCATCCCTTTGATGCATAAAAATCAACAAAACTCTCTGGGTCAATGCCATATCCATTCAAAGTGCAATAATCGGAAACATCCGACACCGAAGGTGGAGTAAATGTTTTTTTATTATTATCATTTACATTATCCTTTTCCTTTACATTATCCTTTTCCTTAGGTTTTGCTTTGGTTATGGTTTGGTTATCACTTGGTTTATTATAATTTGATTCTAGGTTATTGTTTGGTTCTGGTTTGGTTACTGGCCTACCACCCTTAGTTCCGTTTTGGTATCTGCGATTATTCGCATCAATTTGTGGTTTTGCCATTAAAAACATTGCCGATGCAACACCTGCCGATTTAGGTTCTATTTCATCAAGTCCATATTCTAAGATTGCTGTAAGAGATTCCAATCTTTCTTTTTCCGGCAGCTGCTTAATGGCTTCCCAGAAGCTGCGATAAAATACAACACTATCTCTCATAACCCAGCTCCAAACATACTAATCTGACCGGGAATACCTTTATCTTTTTTCTTATTCCGGCTTATAAACAGCTGTGCGCCACGTTCTGCTGCCTTTATACTCTTAGTCCTATTATTCTGGCTGACAAGCCATTTCTCTGTTTCTTGTCGTCCCTGTGCATCGTCACGGGGTATATAGTAACCTTTCCCTGTTGGCAATGTAAGAATCACTTTATCGTGCCTTAATATCTCAATGGCGGTTCGTATATCTCTATCCGATTCCCCTATCTTGGATACCAGTTCATCTCTGTTCAATGCATTCTCTTTACCTACAAGGAGCGCATTATATACCCTTGCTTGAACATCTTCACTAACAGTTCGCTTATTCTTCAAATAATCCCTCCTTTCGGGCCGGGTAAAGGAGGTTTGATAGGTCCCGGCCCAGGGTCAGAAAGTATATCGTGACATATTAGCATTCTGACCGATAATCATTACCGTTGTATGTATCAGCCTATTGGCATTGATACTAATATCAATTTACAAAATCTTATGAAATCCTTTTCCCTCAGCTCTTCTAAGCGTCTTATATCTAAATCTGTTTGGATATATGTATTTTTCTTTGTTGTTTTCAAATGTTACACCTAAAATGCATGCAAGTTCTTCGTATTCATCAGAATCATCACAATTCCTGTAATAATGATTGACTATGACATCTTCGTGATACATTCTTTCTTGCCTTTTTAATTCTTTGTAAGACATTACATATCCCCAAATCTCCTCGCAATCACTTCCGTGTGCATTTCTCTTTTTCTTTTTCCGCTTGTTCAATTTCGGTCTCCTGCTAAATGTTATTTATTATCAAACTTGATTCCATATACTTTATATTTGCTCTCAAATTCTGTCATACCTATGTTATGCGCTTCTGTATGGTGCTGCCGGCATAGACATATTTTCCGATAATCCGAATCATCAACCTTTCTCCGGTTATTCCCCATGCCAATTGTGTTTACATGGTGTACCTCTCCATCTCGACCGCATATAGCACATTTCCGAAGTTTGAGACATGCATATAGGTAATGGCCTATATCATCGGTACGGTTAAGTGCAAAGTCCAGCAACGGTATTCCCTGTTCCAGCGCATAATCCAGCATGGTATTAATAAATTCCCTGGCAGTATCCATGGAACAATCAGACAGGGAAAAATATCCGCATCCAGTCCGATTGATATGTAAATACTTAAGCCACTCTTTCTCGACTTCTGGCACATTCCCGGAATAAGCCGATATGTCATTGACTGTGGCATAAATCTTTCGGCGCTGGTCTGAACTGATGTGCCTGCCATCATCAAGCCATATGCTGCAACTATTCATGTGCTTCTCAATAATCGGCTCCATGAGATTCTTCCCAGGAATAAATATCTGCAAATATGTCCCCTCAGGAACCAGCTTGTATGCTGTTATATCCGCTGACTCATGCATATAATCACCTCTTTAATTCCAGGGAAGTCCACTATCCTGCATATCATTTGGAGGCTGGGTTGCTGACTCTTTATCTGGATTCCTTTTCAGCTTTTTGATTGTTTCATTCGCCTGAGAACTGGTCATATCATGGATATCAGTCAATCCATACTTTGATAGCACATTCTTAATCCCTATTCCTGTCCGTTTCAGCTCCAGGAATATTTCATTGATATCAGATTCAGTAATCAAATCAGGATTATTCTGCTTATTGTATTTAGTTCGGTCTGAATCCCAATACACATCAGCGCCAATCCCAAGCTGCTTACACGCTACCGATATAGCATCTGTGGTTGCCATCTTATAACATTCGTCCGAAACGTATATGCCGGATTTCTCTTTTGATGCAAACATGCTGCCGCCGTTTCCTGGTATTGGTTTAGACCATTCCCCATCAACCTTTACATATAACTCGATATCCACAAAAGCTGCTATCTCATTACCCGATGTTTCCAACCACTTCTTCGTTGGGATGTAGTACCATCCTATCCCACATGGACCGAACTGCTCGGTAAGGACTTTTATGCGCCACATAGGGTTAATATCGGTCATACCGCTGGTACGACCTCCCTTAATGGTTTTCTTAGCGCTATCTGGAACAGAACGGACCTTTTGGTATAAGTCAAGATTTTCCATACACAACACCTACTTAATCTGTATATTCTGTTTCTGTTCAATATGCGCCCCTGGAACTGTAAGACCTCCTTTTATGGCTTC